GGAGAACACCGTGGCAACCTCGAAGCCGATACACGATTTCGGTGCACTCATCCGCGCCCGCGCCACCGGCGCCCGCTACGCCTACCACGGCCGCAACATGCGCCTACGCGCCACCGGCGCCGTCCACACCGTCGCCGACACCGATTGGCTCGACGGCTCGCAGATACCCGCACCCAAGTGCGGGGCCGCCACCGCCGGTGGCCCGCTCGCGGACGGCGCACCGACCACCGACCGCGTGAACTGCCTGCGGTGCCTTCGCGGCACCCCGGCCTACCGGCCTCCCCGCGGTCACCTCCCCGGCCAGCGGGCCATTCCCGGGCTCGAGCTGGTCGGGTTACCGGCCACGGCGCGGTAACCACTACCGGCCCCGGGCGCGTTGCGATCCTCTCCGCGCCCGGGGCCCTTCCGTATGCCCTGGACACGAAAGAACCGCCCACCGGAAGGTTCCCCAACTCCGGCAGGCGGTTCGCGCAAACAAGATAGGGGACCGTTGAACGACGCGACCCGTCTTGCAGGGCCAACGATACACGCTGCCACCCCCACCTACCGGGTGATACGGTAACCGGATTCAAACAAGAGGCCGGAACCACACCGACGCGGCCCCGGCCTCCCCGACGAACATGATTGCGAGGTTCACATGCTCGGGGACCACCCTACCGGCGCCACCGCGTGGCTCACCACCACCGATACGCCCACCGCCATCACCCTCATCATCGCCGCGCTCATCATGGCCGCCGCGCTCATCACCATCGCCGACATCACCGCGCGCCGCCTCACGCTCGGCGCGCGCGAACGCGCACGCGCACGCGCCCAGCTGTGGGCCGCGCACCACGCACGCGCCGCCCGCCGACGCGCGCGCGTCCGCGCACGCGCGCGCGCCGTCGCCACCTCATTCATGGACACCCCCACCGCCCGCCGCGCGCTCCTCGCGCTCCTCAACTTCACCGCGCTGGCCGCCACCGTCCTCTCCGCGCACGGCATTCAAGACGCGCTCACCGGCGCCGGGCTCGAATCCTGGTGGGTGCGCGTGCTCGGCTTCGCCGCGTTCGAGGGATTCATGCTCACCATGTTCGCGCTGTCCTGGTGGCACATCACCACCAGCCAAGACGGGCTCGACATCTACGGCGTGTGCACATGGGGCGGCTCCATCGTGCTCGCGCTGGTCGGTTACCACGGCGGCGGTGACTGGATTTACCTGGTGTTCGCGCCGCTGGCCGCGTTCGGGTTCCACCTCACCGCCAGAGCCGAACGGCGCCGCCGCGGGGGCGCCCTGTCGTGGGCGGCGAAGGCGGCGGCCGCGGCCCGGCGCCGCTTCGAGGCCGCCTTGGTGTGGCTCGGCCGCACCCCCACGAGCACCGACACGAACCGCAAGGATCGCGAGCGGCGCCTCAACCGCGTGGCCGCGCGCGCGGTGAAAGCGCACCGCGCCGAGCGCGCGCGCGCGTGGCGCGCGTGGCGGTTCGACTGCGCGGTACACGCCGCGCAAGCGCGCGGCATCCTCGATGAGGCCGGGCGCGCGTATGTCGCCGAGCTCGTGGCCGCGCGCTTCGGCGCGCTCGACGCGCTCGCCCCGGCCGCGCTTGGCGCGCTCGGCGTCGTATGGGGCACCCCCGCGGCACCGGCGCCCGAACCCGCACCGGCCGAAGCGCCCCACGCACCGAACGCCATGGTGCGCGACGCGCTCGAGCGCGCGCGCGCCGTCGAGGCCAAGCAGGCGCCCGCGCGCGTCGACGCGCGCGAAGTCGCAGGCGTCGCCGCCACAATCCTCGCGTCATTCAAGGGCGACACCGAACGGGCCGTGTGGATTGCCGACTACTTCAAAGACACCGGTGAGCTCCCCACTGGCCGCCAGCTCGGCGAAGCGTTCACCGTCGACGCCTCCACCGGGCGGCGGTGGCTCGAACCGGTGAAGGCGGCGCTCGGCGCCGAGGCGTAGTTGTCGGGGGGCCGGTGTCGGCCCCCCGAACCCTCGTGATACGGTACTCGTACGCAAACAGGTTAGGGAGCATCACATGAGCGGTTACAAGCTGGTCGGCCCGATCAACAAAGCGAAGTTCGCCGAGAGCACCGGCGCCACGTGCGCGGAATGCCGCTACGAGGACTTGAAGCGCGGCGTAGTCCTCGAAACCCCCGACGGCGCCACCATCAACGTCGGCCCCGCGTGCGGCGCCACCCTGCTCGGATGGACGAAAGCGCGCGTCGCGAACGCCACCAAAAAGCGCCCCACCCTCGCACCCGAAGTCGTCGCACGGCTCGCGCTGTCCCCCGTGGCCCGCGAGGAAATTGCCGGTAAGTGCACCCCCGGCGACTGCCAGCTGTGCGGCCTCCCCTCCGAAGGCCCCCGCGTCGCGATCCTCACCGCCGACGGCGGCACCGTCGCCGCGCACGTCACGTGCACCGCCCGCGCCTACTCCAAGGCCACCGGCCGCCGGTGGGACGCCTACACGGTCCGTACGAACGTCGACTGCGCTGGCGACCCCGGTTCCTACCGCATGAACGAATTCCACTCGCGCAACTCCTAACGCGCACACAACGGCGGCCCCGCACCTCCCCACGGTGCGGGGCCGCCGTCATCCCCCCGATTATTCGCCGTCGTGATCGGGCGGCACGTTCGCGGCCGCCACGTGCCCTTGTATGGGCCCGAGAATCACTCCGGCCAGTCCGACCCACAGCGACACTTTCGAGTCGGCGACGACGCCGTAAGCGGCCAGCAACCCGGCCCCGTACGGGATCGCGAGGTACAGCCGCTTCCGGGTGTGGCCCGCCAGTCGTTTGAAGTCGATTTTCACCATGCCTATCCCCCTTTGAGCGTCATGATGGTAATGGCGATTCCGGCGAGCGCGATGAGCGTACCGGCGCCGGGGATCGCCCACACCCGTTGTTCCAGCGCCGTGAACCGTTTATCGTCGGCGCCGCGCTCGGCGTTCCGGCGCTCGCGCTCCTCACGCTCGAGCTCGAGGTGCGCCGCCAACAGCGTCTCGGTGCGCACGAGCGTCGCGGCCATGTTCGACACCTGTTGATACAGCTGGCCGCCGTCAATGAGATGCACCGGGGTCGGCGCCGAATCGGGCACCCGGTGGCCGTTGGTTCGCGCCATCGCTACGTCACCGGGTTGAGGAACGCCGCGTTCCACGTCTGCTTGCCGATGAGTTCGTCATCGTTCAACCGCTGGTCGCGCTGGAACGCTCCGGCGAGCGCGGCGTATTCGTCGCCGTACCGGCCGTCGTTGCCGTGGTGCGTGAGCCACCGGCGTCCCTTGCCGACATCCCACCCGCGGCGCCCGAGCTGGGTGGCCCACTGCTTAAGCCAGTAGGACGCGTCATTGCCCTTGAAGGAACGCGGGTAGCGGCCCGACACGCTCGTGTTCGGGCCGTCGGCGGGGCCGAAGTAGTGGCCCGCGGGGAGCGGGAACGGCAGGCGCGGGCCCGGCGCGGCGGTCCCGGCGGACGGCTTCGCGGGCTTCGACGGCTTCGCGGGCGCCGCCCCGGCGAGATTCCCGACCACCCACGCGTGGAGCTTGTCTCCCGGGCACGCGGTGGAGGCGTATTGGCGGTGCGTGTGCACTTCGAGCTTGCCGCCCTTGAGGCGGGTGGCCTCCGCGTAGAGGTAGGCGAGGGACGCCTTCACGGCCGCCGACGGCGCCGCGCTGTCGTAGTTACCGATCACGCACACGCCGACGGCTTCGGTGTTGTGGCCTTCGATGTGGGCGCCGACTTTCAGCCACCCCCGGCCTTCGTAGATGTCCCCGTTCGGGCGCACCAGGTAGTTGTACCCGATGTCGACCCACCGGCGCGTGTCCATGTGGAAGTTCTGAATCTCCTGCACGGACTGGTTCGGGTTGGCGCCGGAGTGGTGCACCGCGAAGTGCTTGCGCGCCGCCCACGACGTGGAGCGCTCCTCGCGCGCGGCCCTAGCGTGCCAGTCGTTTCGGTAGAAGATGCGCATGGGGAACCTCATTCCATTAGGGCTGGTGTGGTGGCGCAATCCTACCGGCCCGAGCCAGGCAAACGACATATACTCACGGCCCGCGTTCGCTCACCCGTTCGGCGTTATGCCTGCGTGCGCTCCACCGCTATCCAACCGGAGGTGTACTGGTTAGCGGGTGGGTTATCGGCGAACAGGACGCCGGTGAACCCGGATTCGGTGACGTTGAACGCGCCGACCTCAACAACCTCCCCGGGGAAGGTAATCAGTTGAGGGATGAGCACGACCGAAGGCGGCGAGTCGAAGGGCCGCTCGAACACCACGGATTCGCTGCCGAGCCATCCGGCGGTGTTGTACATGGGATCGTTTTTCAGCCGGAACACGGCCCGCACCATAGCGACGCGGCCCGCTTGGATGTTCATCGGGAGCGCGCCGAGCGTGGCAACGATGGCGTTGTAATTGGATTCGATGCGTGACAGCTCGGCGGCGATAGCGACGGCCAGGAGGTCGCCGCCGAGGTCGGCATTGATCGACCACCCCTCGATGTCGCCCGGCTCCTCCACGGGGAGCCCGTACAGCGGTTCGTTGCGCATGGCGCGGCCCCCTTACGGCTGTGTCCGGGCTGAGGCGATCCAGAAAATACCGGTCCCCGTGCTACTCGAGCGGGCGAGGTTGATGGTGCATTGCGTGGAGCTCGGCGCCGACACCGACACTTCGATGACGATGCCGGGCACCGTCGTATTCGCGGTCACCATCACCGACGGCGTCCCCGTGAACGCTTCCGCGAAGTTCACGACGGCGGTACCGCGGAAGTAGCTGGCGTTATAGAACGTGTTCACGATGTTCGTGGCGGGCGTGATCGATGCGGTCCCCGCTTGGATGGACGTGGGGAACACCCCGAACTGGTCGGTGAGCTCTTGCACGAGATTGTCAATGCGCCGTAGTTGCGCGGCGACGGCTTCGGCGAGCACGGGCTGTGACCCGTCGGGGCCGCCCGTGAGTGACCACCCGGGGAGGTCGGAACCGGCCTCGTAAGGGAGCCCGTAGGAGGGTTCAAACGGCATCGCTCACGCTCCCTAAGTCCATGTGCCGGGGGTGCCGTCGGCGGTGCACAAGTGGAGCACGCCGTCAAGGTCAATGATGATGTCCCCGGCGGCCCAATCGCCCGCCACGGGCGCCCCGGAGGTGTTCGTGCGCCCGCATATCTGTACAGGCAGCACACCGTTTTTCCCGCCGAACGTGCCGTAGCCGTCGGGGTGCACCGACTGTTCGGGGGCGCCGAGCGTCCCGAACCCGGTGACACCGGAGAAGTCGGTACCGGTCGGGCTCCATCGCTGGCGCGGCGTAGCGGTACTGGTGAAGTCGGCACCGGCGTATGACACCACGTCGACCACACCGACGGTTTCGAGCGCGACGACGCCCGCGGCCGCGGCCGCGCGCCACGCGTTGAGCCCGTCGGTGGAGCGCACGGTGGCCGCGTGTTCGGTGAGTGTGAGGTCACCGTCGAGCGCTCCTCCGGTGTCGGGGTAGGCGTCGATGGAGGCCGCGGTGATCGGGTCGACGCCTGCGGCGGCGTGCGTGGCCGCGTGAGCGGTGGGTGTGCGGGCGTCCGACAAGCGCGCGTCGGTAGTCACCACGAGGTCGGCGGTGTCGGCGATGCCGTGCACCGCCGTCGTGTCGGCGGCGTGGGCGGCCAGCGCGGCGGCGGCGCCCGCGGCGTTCGTGTTGATGGTGCCCACGATGTCGGTTACATCGGCGTCGAGGACTTGCGCCAAGATCTGTTGCGAGCCGTCGGAGCCGCCGGTAACCGACCAGCCCGGTTCGTCGGCGGGTGTCTCGTAGGGGTATCCCCGGTTGGTAGTCGGCATCGTACGGTCCCCCTTTTTTTAAGGCGTGAGCGGTGGTTTGATGACTTTCCCGATGATGTACCAGGACGAGAGTTTTCCTTCGGGTGCCCACCCCTCGAGGATCACGATATCCCCGGCGTCATAGTCCACCGCAGCCGTCACTGTCAGTAGCGGCATGTTGATGTAGGTTTCGCCGCGCCATGACACCGTGTTCTCCAACGTCACCGCGTCCCACGTGAGGATCGTGGCTTGCGACCGGGCCGCGCCCTGCGCTTTATCCGGTTTCCTAGCCAGGAGTTGCGCCAGCTTGCTTGTGCGTCTCTGCCTTCGCGCCACCGCGATCACTCCACCCTCACATAGGTCACCGACTGGTCACGGGTATCGATGCCCGCGTCCGTGTCCGTGTCGAACGGCAACTCGAACTTGTCGATGACGTGCATTTCCCGAGTCCCGTCGTCGTAGATGAGCCGAATAGGCATGTAGGGGCGTAGCGCCGGGTTAGGGACGATGGACACCGACACCGAATACGGGGCGCCGAGCGACCGGCGAAGCATCGCCGACGCCGCCGACCGCGCCCCCGACCATGTGGTGATGAACGGCGACGCGTACCGGCGGGGAATCATGCCGAACGGGCCGCCCCACCGCGTCGGCGAAGTCGGGCCGCCGTCGTAGGCGACGGCGTGCACCGGCGGCGTGTCGTCCATGCCCTCACCGAACACCGCGACCGCGTTGTAGACGCCCACACGGGTGAGGGAGCGCCGCGGGCGCACCATTGAACCGCGCCGCCCGGCGCGGATCGTCCACACCGGTTCGGTGGTGGTGGGGATGTCGGCGAAGCGGAGCACGCCGCGCTCATCGAAGTGCACGTACTGTCCGAGTGAGTCGGCCAGGTCCGACAACCCTTCGTACCGGTTCTCTGCCACCGTGATTTGCCGCCCGAGTACGACGGCATCGGTGTTCGAGTCGTATTCGATGACCGCGAGCGGGTACACGTCGAGTACCAGGTTTTCGACCATGGCTTGCACCGTGGTTCCCGGCTCGAACACGCGCGGGGTGATGAGCTCCGATTCGATGAGCGTTGCCATCCGGTCATCGAGGGTGATCGTGATGGGTCCCTTGGCGGCGTCGTCCTGCGTGTCGGTGGTGACCCGGAAGTAGCCCATGGGTGACCACATGGTGCCGCCCGCGCCCGTCTCGACGCCACGCGCCAGGAAAATCTCACCTCCGAACACGGTGATGAGCTCGTTCGTGGGGCCCGGCCACGGCGCGATGACGGTGATCGATCCCGACGCCCACACGTCGGAGGTGGCATCGAACAGGACACGGCCCCCGGTCACCAAAAGTGGTTCCCCTACCGGGTCGGTGCCGGTCTGCCACGATGTCGGCGCGATCGCGGAGAACCGGGCCGTGTGCGAACCGGAGGTGAGGTCACCGAACACCGTCACATCGGTCATGACTCCCCCATGAGCGCGTCATACACGATGTCGGGCGCGATCGTGGCGTCCCACAGCTCGGCCCACGTTGACCATTCGTCCCACACTTCCGCCCACGTGTTCATCATCTGCCACAGCACATTCCACGTCATGTGCGCCGGGAGAATCAGACTCGAGGGGGCGGCGACGCGCACGAGCGGCACCACCCACAGCCACGCCCGCTTACCGACCAGCGGACGCGATTGCACACTGTCGCCGCGCGCATACCATCCGGTCGGTGTCAGGGCGGCGTTCGCGCACCCCGTCGGGTCGTCGTCGGGCGGCGACTGGAGCAACAGGGGCGAACCGTAGGTGAGGAGCGCGACCACCGCCCGGTTCTGTTCCATCGAACGCGTCATGAACGATATCGACGTGGCTTCGGTAGAGCCCACATCCTCGATACCGACCGGGAACGGTGTGCTTTTCACGTCGAAGATGCCGTTACGGCCCCGCCGCGTCATGGGCCCCGTGAGCGGACACCCGATGTTGATGTTCAGCGACGGGTAGGCGATGGATTTCAGCCATACGTCGGATTGCATGGGCGTGACCGCGGCTTCGGCGGCCGCCGTCGCCGGGACATCGGTGACAATGAAGTTGTCAAACAAAGCATCAATCGAGTCGTTAGTCAGTGCCGCCAGCGCGAGCCCGACCGTGCCCGAAGTCCAGTTTGTAGACGACGCCGTGACATGCCACGTGTTCGGTTCGGGGTTCGCCGTGTTCCATGCCCGCGCTTCGATGACGGTGCCGACGGTGCGCGCTCGGATGCGCCACCGCTGGCCCGGTTGCCACGACGGGAGCGTGACGGTGGCGACGGTGCCCGCGCCGGTGATGGTGATGGTGGCGATGCGGGTGGTTGATTCGATGAACACGACGATTCGGTAGCCGTCGCTTTGGTCGTTAGTGCCGCGGAGGAGTAGCACGAACTGTCCCTCATCGTTGGCGCTGGGGTCGATGTCGGGCATGTAGAAGTCGTAGCGCGCATCAATGTCGTCAAGGTTCACATTGAGGTAGCGGCCGTAGATGCCGAATGAGGAGTCGGGGACGACAACGCGCCCGGCCCCCGAACGGACCTCCCACACGGCATCGGTGGAGCTGTCCACGTGGAGGTTCCACAGCTGGCCGGTGTCGGTGCTCCCCCACGCCTGGTCGTTCCCGAGGATCGTGGCGCCCCCGTTCACCGTCCATGTCTTGCCCGTCGAGTCGTTGAAGCTCCCGGTGCCGGTCGCTTCGGCCGCAAAGTTCGGGTTGGCAGCGATGGCGCCCGCGATCCCGTTGCGGACTTGCCCCATGACGATGGTGCCCGTGGCGCGCTCGAGTGTGCCGCCGGAGAGTGATCCGGCTTCGAGCGGCGCCGTACTGGAGAACAGGTTCCCGGAGGTGGTGGAGGCGGTGGCGCCCATGGGATCCCACGAGTCGGGTTGCAACACGGGCTCGTCGCCGACATAGAACGTGACGACACCGGTGGCGGCGACACGGGTCACCCGCACCGCCACCAGTTCACCGTCCGCCACACCCGTGTCATACAGGGTGACCGTGGAGACAGCGGGGCTGATAGCGATGCCGTCAATCGACACGGCAAACCGGAGCCCACCGGTGCTGTTCACCGTGAGCGAATAGGAACGTTGGTTGCCGGTGGTGGTGTATTTCGCGAGCACTACTTGGTTCGCGCCGGTGGAGTAGTCGTCGTAGGCGATGACGGCGCGTATGTCGATGTCGCCGGTGATGTCGAGCGCGGCCGTGTCGGGCGTGGAGGCGTAGTCGCCGGAAGCGCCGGTGAGTACGAGGCCGCCGGGCCCGGTGTCGCGCTCGAACGTGTCCGATATGGCGGGTGCGACCAGCTCGTAGAGGTTTTCCACGTTCGGGGAGAACTCGTAGTCGTAGACGATGGTGACACCGCCGTCGGTGATGTTGGAGCCGCCGCGTACGGGAACCCACGTGGTGCCGCCGTCGACCGATCGTTGCAGCGAATACACCACTTCGGGGTCGAGGCCGGTGGCCTCGAGCTTGATACGTGAGAAGTCGTCAAGGTAGACGGCGGTGAGCGTCGGCATGGTTACCTCGTTCCTGCCCCGACACGGGCGTCATGCGCCACGTCGTCATCGTGTTCCTCTATCTGTACGTCGATGATGTCGGTGAGTTCGCGGTCACCGATGAACACGCGTATCTCCATGTTCCCGCCCATGCCGAGTCCGGCGGTCATCGAGGACGCGCGGGCGAGCGCGTCGGCGAGCGCGTTGATGCCGTTCTGATGGTCGAGGGGGAGAACCATTTCGTTCGGGTCGAGCCGCGCCAGCGGGGAGCCCGCGCCGGTGAAGCCACCGACGGCCAGGCGCGGGATATCGGGGATGATGTCGGCAATGTGGAAGGTGGCGCCGCCGATGCCGGGTACCCAATCGGGGATGGAGAACGGCCCGATTTCGATATCGATCCGGTTCCAGCCTGAGGCAAGCGCGTTGTAAGCGCCCTTCACCGCAGTCCAAATAGAGCTGAGTGCCGTTTTGATTTTCGACACCCCGGAGCTGAATTTGTTGACAACGCTCTGAAAAGCGGATTTCACAGAGTTCCACGTGCTCGCAAGGGCCGACTTGACAGAGCTGGCCGCATTCTTGAGTGGCGTGAACACGTTGTTTTTGATGAAGTTCCCGGCCGTTTGGAATGCCTGCCCGAGAATCTGGAACCCGAGTTTCATGGCGTTGAATTGCGTTTGCAGCTGTCCCCATACCCATTGTGCGGCGGCCGCGATCCCGTTGACGACGACGGCGAACAGGTCGGCGAATCCTTGCACGGCTTCGGTGAGGAGCCCGGAGAACAGTCCGGCGAGCACTTCGATGATGGGGATCACGAACGGCACGATCACCTCGTTCACCACCCACAAGAGAATGTCGCCCACGAGCTGAATCACGGGAGTCAGAATTTCACTCAACGCAATCGCGAGCTCACCGAAGATGATGAGGAGCGGTTCCAGGGCCGGGATGAGCGGCGTGAGGATGGAGACGAGGAGCGTGGTGAACGCCTCGAGGAGCGGCGCCAGCGCCGTCACGACGCTTGTGAGCAGCTGCGCGACTAGCGGCAGGATAGCGGACACCAGCGACAGCAGGGGCGGCAGCAACGGCAGCACGGCGGCGAGGATTTGCGAGAAGATCGGCGCCGCAAGTGACCCAATTTGTACCAAAATGGGCACGAGTGACTGGAGCACGGGCATGAGGCCGGACACCAGCTCACCGACCAGCGGCGCGACCACCGGCAGGAGCCCGGCGAGCACGTCACCGAAAAGGGCCCCCACGCTGTTCAGCGTCTCGAAAATCGTGGTGAGCGTGGCGATGCCTTGGGCGCTCGACAGGAACGCGTTCACCGACGCCAGCGCGGATCCGAACGCGCCGAGGATGTTGCCGCCGGTGGTTTGGGCGACAGAACCAACCGTGCCGATGATGCCGACCACTTCGCCGATGATGTCGCCGAGCTGTGAGAACACCGTCATGGCGCCCTCCACCCAACCGATGGCGGCGCCGGAGTCGGCGGCGGTGTTGATGAAGTCCGCGAATCGGGTGATGAGGTTCGCGAGCCCGGCCCCGGCCGCCTCCCCTCCGAACGCGAGGTTGATGGAGGAACCGAGCGAAGCGAACGCTTCGATGAGGGCGCCTACGGGCTCGGTGAGGTTCGCGATGATGTTCGCCAGCGCGGCGAAGCTCGACTCGATGAACGCCACCCCGGCGCCGCTCGTGACGGCTTCGCCGATGCGGGTGGTGAGCCCGGCCAGGCCGGACGCGGCCGCGGTCATACCGGCCGTGAGCGGCCCGAGGAGCGTCGCCGATATGGAACGTAGCGTGTCATCGAAGCCGGTGAAGAAAGCGTTTTGCACCGACTGTTGCAGCGCTTGGAACCCGGGCGTGATTTCCCGCAATGCGCGGGCCGCGTTCTGTGCGTTCGGTGCGAGTCCGGCTATGGCGTCGTTGAATTCGGCGGTGTCGCCGGACGCGGCCGCGGCGAAGGCGTCGCCGACACCGGCGAGCGCGACTTGCAGCGTGGCTACGGCACCGGCGAGGACACCGATGACGGCGGGGAGCGCGGCGACGGCCCCAGCGGCGGGGGCGAGCGCGGCCGCGAACTGGATAGCGGAGGCGGTGGCGGCCCCAAGGATCCCAATAATGGAGCCGATGGCGGTTGCGCCTGCGGCGACGCGCGCGAAGCCGCCAACGAGCCCTCTGAGTACCTTGCCGAACGAACCGGCGCCGATGCCGAGATTGAGAAACCCGCGGTTGCCTTCGGCGATGAACCGCCCGAACTCGTCTCGCAGTTTCCCGTTCGCGTCACGCCAGGTCTTCGTGTCCTCCGCGTTGTCGCGGGAGAACTTCCGCCACCGGCGGCGCGTGTCGTCCATCATGCGGGCCATCTGTCGGTTGAACTCGCCGCCGTCGGCGACGACACCGATTTCGGCCTCACCGATTCTCATGCCGGACGCACCCCCCGCGCGTTACGTGAACAGCTCATCGATGGACGACGCCAGCTGTACATCACCGGAATCATATCCGGGCGGCGGCAGCGTCAAGGCGGTGTCGGCGAACGACCGTTCCTTGTCGTCCACCAGGGACATCCAAGTGCGGTAGGCACCGCCGAGCCACACCGGGAGCGGCACGTCGGGCCGGAGCCCGGAGAGGTACAGGGCGCCCCCGATACCCGACCACGACACCGATTGCATTGCAATGCGCTCCGCAGTCCACCACGGGCATCCGGCGGCGCGCTCGAATACGCGCCGGGCCGCCCCCGCGAGGTCGCGGGCGCTCACCCGGCCGTCATCAACCGCCACCGACAGGCGGTACGCGTCCGCGGCCCCGGCGCACATGAGTTCGATGAGCATGGCCGCGCCGAGCCCGTCGGGGTCGTGCTCGGCGTGGGGGAGGAACCGCCAGCGCGACAACCACCCGATGCCGCCCATGGCGGTGAACCACTCCCCGGCGTTCATCGCGGGCATCGTGTACCGGCGGCCCGCGATCATGGCCGTGATCGGGGCCGGGTTGATGCCGTGCCACGGCTCGAACGCCAGCGCCAGCGTGGTGGAGGCGGGCGCGGCGCCGTCGTTGCCCAGCGACCGCGCCCGCGGCGCTGGTCTAGGTGCCGACCGTGATTTCCGCATCCGGGCCCTCGCGGTCGGGGTTGATGGGGACACCACCGACGGTGGTGAACGCTTCGGCCATGGCCGTCCACATGTCGGCGAGCTGGACACGGCCGGAGGAGAGCGCGTCTTCACACCAGTCGGTTTCCCAATCGGAGAGGAACACGCCGGTGAGGCGGCGGATTTCGGAGAACACGCGGCCGCGTTCGTCCTGGTCGAACTGTTCGCCTTCGGCGGCGGCGGCCATGGCGAGGTTCATGCGATAAAACGCGGCTTCGGCCCACGCGAGCTGGTCGGGCGTGGGCGCGATCGGGTGGAGCGTCTTGTGCTTGCCGTTGTGGGCGCCGCCGGTCGACAGCGGCACGGTGAACTCGCCGATGGCCTCCCCGGGCTCGAACCCTTCGCGGGGCGGCATTGGAGCGTCGGCCTTGGGGAGGCGGTCGCGGGGGGCCGCCTTCGCCGTGGCCTTGCGTGCGGGTGCCGCTTTCTTGGCGGCCTTTTTCGTTGCCTTCGCGGGCATGGGGGAACCTCCTAGACGGTGGGTGTGTAAATGAAGTTGTGCTGTGCCGCCGACGCTATGGCGCCTTCGGCGAGGAACGGCCGCGGCCGTGTCCCCGGGTGGTTGACGTACGCGGAGAACACCGTTTCACCGCCGACCTCGAACCGGAGGACCGTGGCGTTCCGTGGTTCGATGCGGTGCGGGCCCGTCCCCTGGTGGACGTCGAGCGCGTACGCGGTCGCGTTGACCATACGGCCCTCGCAGCGGAACGGTTCCGGTGTGCCCACGTCGGCGGTGTTCGCCGCGCGGAGCCGACCGGTGCGCACCGGTGTCGCCAGCGTCGCGTACGTGATGCCGTCATTGGTGAAGTCGGTGACGAGTTCCTGGCACAAGTCACCCACCCACACGCCCGCGCGCCCGCGGTCATAGCGGGTGTCAACGGTGATTCCGATGGTGGGCATGAGCACCATGCTAGCCGCGTACGCTCGGATGATGACCACGCTCGTATTCCCCCACGGCCGCGGCCGTGACGGCACACTCATGTGGGCGCTGCGTTCCATCGCCGCGCACTACGACCCGGCCACCCTGGACATCATCGTCGCCGGGTACCTCCCCGATTGGCTGGACACGAACCGAGCCACCGGCCTCAACGTCACACAGCGGCAGAATCGTTCAATGTTGAACGTCTGGAACGCGCTGTGGGCGGCCGCGGAGTTCATCGGCGAGGGCCCGTTCGTGCTCATGAACGACGACTTTTTCGCGACCGCCCCCGCCGACCTGGCGGCGCTCACGAACCGGGGCCCGGCCGCCGACCATATCGAGGCGATGCGAGCCGACCCGGCCCGCTCTGCCTACCGCTCCCGGCTTCGCCGGTCGGTGTATCTCCTCGCGGCCGCCGGGAACACGGCCCCGGCCTCATGGGAGACGCACACCCCCCTACCCACCTCCGGGGCCGCTGTACGGGCCGCTGGCGCCGCAATGCGCGCGCACAACCTCGTGCCGGGGGTCGTGGCGCAACGGACACTCATGGCGGAGCTGGCGGGCGCGAAGGGCCACCAGGTGGCCGACCCGAAGGTGTACACGAACGCGGAAGTGCCTATCCCGGGCCCGTGGGTGTCCACCTCCCCGGTGTCGTGGCACGGCGCGACCGGCGACGCGATCCGCGGCACCTACGTCACGCCGTCGCCGTGGGAACTCGCCGACGGCCGCGACGCCGCCGCGCGGCGCGTGCCACTTCCGCAGCCGAGCGAACCCACTGTTCCAGTTCGATCCGCCGCATAGCGTCGAGCTCGGCGGCGCGTGCCAGCGCCCGGCGTGACGCCCGCGCCCAGTCCTCACCCGCCGCGGTGAGCCGCCGCACGTGCCGGACCCATTCGGCCGGGTTCCCGCGGGACGCGAAGATACCCGCGTGCCCGAGCGCTTCACGGAGCCCGGCCGTGGCCGTCGCGATCACGGGGATTCCGGCCGCGCACGCCTCCACGGTGCCGCGCCCATACGACTCGTACCGTGAGGGCGCCACAAGCACGCGGGTACGCGCCCAGATATCGCCGCGGACATCTTCGGTGGTGTCCATGAACTCGACGTTCGGGTAGCCGCCGCGTTCGTCCTGGCGGCCGTAGCCGCCGCGGACGGCCAGGAACCGCGTGTCGGGGAGCTGGCGGGCGATCCCATAGAACACATCGGGGCCCTTGATTTTGTCGAGGTTGATGATGGTGACCGCCCCGTCGACGGGCGGCGGCACCTCGAGCGCGTACCGGTCGGCGTGGAGCGGCGGGTGCACGACGACGGAAGCGCCGCCGCGGGTGCCCATCTTCCGTTTCAGCCAATGCGTGTTGAACACGAGAAGGTCGGGGCGGGCGTTCACCATGGCCCGTGACCATTTGAAGTCGTTGTGCAAGATGACGGCGGCACCGGCCCCGATGCGCTTGGCGACGGGGACGGCTTCGACGCCGATGTGGTGGTGCGACACGATCAAGTCGGGCTCGAGCATGGTCACGAACGCCGCGGCGGCGGCGTCGGATTCGCGCCAGCATTGAACGCCGCCGTACTCCCACGACGTGGAGCCGTCGGCGGGGCCGGTGAGGGTGGCGAGGGCGTGCACTTCATGCCCGGCCAGCGCGAGCGCTTCGAGCATGTCGGCCAGCATCGTCTCAGACCCGGCCCGCTGGTGCGGGTAGAGTCCGTGCACCCATGCGACGATGCGCAGCGGGCGGCCCCTCACGCGCCGTACCCGAAGGCGTGGGCGCGGCGCCCGATGAGTGACCACACGTGCGCGGGGTCGATACCTGGTAGGGGTCCGCGCGTGTTCGTGTTCGTGGGGGTGGCGGCCACGGCGGCGGTGATGTCATCGGGTGAGACGGTGGCGAGCCCGATCGTGTCGGCGACGGTGAGGGCCCACGCCTTCGCGACCGGTTCGGGGCCGGTGGCGTCCTCGAGCCGGACGGTGGCGTCCGCGACGGCCGCGCACCGGTTGTTCCAGTCACACCAGAATTCGACGGCCGCGGCCACGCCGGTGCGCCCGTACACGTTCGGGCAGTGCGCGCGCGCGTACATCGGGTAGGGGGCGCGGGCCAGGTCGGCGTTGAAGAATCCGCCACCGGCGAGCGACCGGATGGCGTCGACGGGGTGGCGCACGACGTGGAGCACACGGCCCGACCACGGCCCCGTCTCGAGGAGCGGCAGCGCCAACCATGAGGAGTCAACGTCGAGGTTCGGCGCTTTCGCGCCAACGTGGGCGTGCCAGTACGCCTCATGTCCGGTGTTGAGCCCGGCGGCGGCGAGCACGGCGGCCATGAAGCCGGTACCAGAACGGCCGGTACCGATCACGGCGGCGGTAGGGGGAACAGGAACGGTCATGCCGCCGAGTCTACGGCGACGGGGCGGTAGGTGGACAGCACTCGATGGCGTTCGGGGCGACGGTGAGGGGGAGGATCCCACCGACGCATTGCCCGGTCACCCCGACCGGCCGCCACCGGCCCGTCACCACTTGCCACCGCGACTCATTCCCGGGGATGAAACAGCACTTGACGGCCCTGCGGAGTGCCGCGGCGTCTTGCGCGCAATCGTAGGTGGTGGTGGCCCAGTCCTCCGCGGTGGCGAAGTCCCCGGCTTTCGGCCAGCATCGGACGGCCCCGATGTCGATGGGGACGGCCAGGTTCTCGAAACACGACGACGCCGACGCGTACGGCGTGAGTGAGTCGTTACCGGATTCGTAGAATTCGGCGAGGCGCACCCACACGAGCCCGTCGCAGCATTCGTTTTCTTCGCCGTCGGGCGATATCTGCGCGACGGCGGTACCGGACCCGAAGTGGTGCCGGATCACCCCCGGCGGCTTCGCTTCCGCCTCGAACGTCGTGATGAGGCATTCCAACATGGCGTCGAGCACCGGCCACACAATCTCATCGGCCACGAATGTCTCCTCACATGGGCCAGCGGACGCGCGGCCGGTTCGGGTTGTACAGCTTCGGCGGCATCGCGAGCCCGTACGGGTTGTACGTCTTCACCACCTGGTCAATCTCGTAAATACCGGTCGCCATCGTGGGGATGCCTGCGGCCGGGAGCGCCGAGAAATCGACGGTGGTGCCCATCTGCGTCATGGAGGAAACGGTGCGTGGCAGGCGGCACTTGCCGCCCGAGCACGCGGCCGCGAACTCACATGCCAGCATGTTCGCCGCTATCGACACGTCATCGGGGACCGGGAGCCCTAGGAGGTAGTTCACGGTGAGCGCCCCGCCCGCGGCGGCGTTACAGCACGCGGGCCAGCATTGCCCGTCGGTGCGCACGAGTTTTACGCCGTCGTAGACGCGGTAGTCACCAGGTTCGAGCACGGTGCCGCCCGTGGAGACTTCGAGGATCGCCGCGGTCCCATAGATCGGACCTGGAAGGCGCACTTCGCACAGCGTGTCGCAACACCACGACGCCCCGGCCGGGGCGTTGAACCATACGCCGTCCATGAGGTAGGGGACGTACCCGCCGCCCGAGCGCGCCTGATATGCGACCGGGAACGCCTCATAGGTCGGGAACCCACCGGCGCCGGTGCACGCCTCCACGGTCACCTCGCACTGCCCGAACTGTCGGCCGGTGGCGGCCCACATCCACGACGCCGCGAGCACGGCGCCCGTGTGCTGTTGCTGGTCGGTGTAGTCGTCCCAACCGGTGCAACACCCGGTGGCGGCCGGGTCGATAATCCACCCGCACGGCGCCGGGCCCTCACCCGGAACCGAGTTCACGGGATTGATGACGGGCATAGGTGACCCCCCCTTTTACGGTGTGGCGAACTTACCGGCGCGCACGAACACAGCTTGCGTGGGGTCGGAGAGGTTCGTGGCCGTCCTGGCGACGGCGATATGCCCGAGGAACGCGGCCGCCCGCATGAGCGGGTTCGGTGTGAACGTGCCCGCTCCGATCGAGTTCACGGCATTCATGAGACTCGAATACGTCGTTTGCCCGTACTGGAACACGATTTGATCGTCCGGGTTGTTGTTCGCGAACATGAACACACGGTGAACGGTGCTGGTGTTCGCGCCGCCCCCGACCGGTGTAACGACACCGCCGACATCGTAATTCGCTACGTCGACCAGGCTCGTCAACGGCCCGAACTGTACGTTCACGTCCCTGGTCGCGTATCGGAAGTTCGCCGGAGTCTGCGCCACAGTAGTCGACACGTGCGGGTCGTTCGTCTGTACCGGCCCCACGAAGTGATTGAACGCCTGCGAGAACAGCTCACCGGCGGTGTGGTCGACCATGAGGTTCGCGCCGTTCGGCGCAATGAGGTTGCCGGAGATGTTGAACGCACCCAGCGCGGTCATGAGGTCCGTGAGCTGGTTCGCGGGTTGCTGCATGATGACCGGTAGCGACTGGTCGACAACGACGACGCCGCCGACTTGCGCGGTGACGCCAAGGAAAATATGGGTGCGACGCTGCGCGTTCGAGGGCGGCAACGATTGCTGCGTAATCACCTGGTCGGCATCCATGAGCCACGCCGTCGCCGTCCGCGCCAGCGCGCCCGCGTCCATTTCCACCGTCCCACCCGGGTACACGACGCGGGTGATGGACGGCGCGAACGGGTCGGCGGTGAAGTCGGTGATGTACCCGGTGAGCGGTGCAATGTCGATAGCGGAGGAACTAACGGCGTTCACGGAGAGGTCACCCCCGGCCGTGACACCCGTCGACAGGGCGGCCGCGGCAATCTCGCTGGCCGGGTCGATGGGTTCGGGCCCGACACGGACACGGAACGACTCCGAATCCAGGTGAAGCCAGTACTCGCCCTCTTCGGCCCAGAAGATGAGCCGCCCCGCGCCGTTCGTCGCCGTCGGGTTCGCCAGCGGCACCGTACCGGCGGCGTCGGCCCACAGCACCGCCAGGGTGTTCGATTCGAGCTCGAACACCCTGGCGGGGATACCCGCGGCGATCGTGCCCGACGGATACCAGAACAGTTCGTCATACTGCGCGAGCGCCACGGCTACACCCCTAGGAGGACGACACCGGCGCGCCCAGCGGCACGCACTCTTCGGTGACCTCCGGCGGCGCGATCGTGGTGCGCCGAATCAGGTACGGCTGATCTTCGGTGATCGGGTCGATGAGCGGCGACGGCGCACCGGTCTCATCGGCGATGACGTTGAACGGGCCATCTTCCCACGCGCCGCCGGTGAACGTGTTGAACGTGATCTCAGAAGCGTCGGTGTTGTTCGACGCGGTGGGGCCGGTGGCCCACCGCCCATGCGTGTTGAACGGGAACAACAGGTACACCCACTCTTCGGCGCCCGCGGGACACACCGGGGAGTTCCGGGCCGTCGCCAGCGCCGCCCAGATTTCGAGCGCGAACTTCGACGTGCCCCAGTTCCGGGCCGAGGGCCGGTAGCCGACGAAATCTTGCGTCTGCGCGTCGACCTCCACATACGAGCTCATGGTCATGAGTTGAATGATCGGGTCGATGTCGTTGAGCGCGAGCGTCCCCGACGTGAACTTATAGGTCGGATCGGTCATGTCGAAGAATTGCGAACGCCCGTTGTCGCACGGGATGTCGAACTCTTCGGGGTCGTTGAACTGGTCCTCCCACGCGTACGACACGTGGCAGTCGCGGACGTAGTAAGTGCATCCTTCCGGGTCGTCGGTGTAGGCGGGGACGCCGCAAGCGTCGAGCGCCGTCCACCGTGTACGGACCATGTACCGCGGCCGGAATGTACGGTTAGCCATCGTATCCCCCCTTGCGTGCGTTGCCCTTCGCCGTGTAGCGCGTCATAAGGTATTTGACGGCGGCGCCGTCGTTCACCTCCACGCCCGACACGGTGCCCTTGACCTTCCGCACCGTCGCTTCGGGTGCGGCTTCGAGGACACGTTCAGTGAGGTCGGTGATGGACACCCACGAACCGTCGTCCTGTTTCGATTCGATGATGATTGCCACGGCTACGCGCCTTCCAGCTGGGTAAGCACGGTAGAGGCGGTGAAGCACTCCCACGCCGCGATCCAATCGCGCTGGCCGACCATGCGGTATTCGTTGGCGGCCCGGTCGAGCGCGGCTTCGGCGGGCGAGATGAATTCGGTGGTGGAGCGCCACAGCACGAGGAGCCCGGTGATGTACGCGGTGTCGGTGAGTCCGGCATTGGGGGCGATGATGGTGCCCAGCGGGGTGCGCCACACCCCCGTTGATGATTCCCTACTGATTTGGTGGGATTCGGCGAGGTAGGCGAACGCGCCGATCGGGACGTGAATGACCGCGGTCGGGCCGTACCCTTCCGTCGAGTATGCGAACGTTTCGAGCGCCGACACGGCGGCCACGATCGTCGCCGACGCCGCCAGCGCGGTTGCACCCGCGGCGGCCAGCTGCGCGGCCACGGCCCGCTCCACGTGCACGTGTTCGGACGCGTCGAGCCGTTCGCGCATGAACCGCTCGGCGTCGGCGGGCGTGATCCCGTGCGAAGTGCACTCGAACATGCGCGACACGGTGAACGCGATGCCGTCGACCAGCGCGAGCGGGCCTTCGGGGACGTTCGGCGGCGGTGTCTCGCAGTCGGGGGCGAGGACTTCGCCGCCGGGCCCGCACCACGGCACGGTATAGGCCACGTCGACCAGGCGGCCGCCGTCGGGCATGTCGAGCGGGCCGACGGCGGCGTTCAGGATGGAGTACCGCCGCGCCGCCACCCCGTTCGTGGGCGGCGCGGCGAGTGCGATAGCAGGCGCGATAGGCACGGCAGTAACCCCCGGTTAGGAGGTGGACCCGCCGCCGGAGCAACCGCAGCCGCACGGGTCGAGCGCGACCGTGTACAGGCGGGAGAGGTTGCACATTTTCAGCGCCGACCAGCCATCCTCCACGAACAGGGCGGTGAAGCTGTTCGACTGGAGCCCGGCGGAGTCGTAAATGGTGTCGAGCTCGATCACGGGGAGCTCGCCGAGGACCCACGTACCGGCGGGGTAGGCAATGAAGTCGGCTTCGGTGGGCAGCGACGCGATCGGGTCGGGGCCGCCGGGGAGCCCGGTGGCCGGGGTGGTGACGTGGGCGTCCTGCCACCCATACACGAAGTGCACCGTGTACCCGATCTTCGCGAACTGCGCTTGCATCCACGAGTCCGCCTTCACCGGGTCCTCGATGGCGCGGCGGCGCATCACCGAAGCGCGGAGCTGTTCGAGGACCCACGCCGGGACGATGGCCTCCCACTCGCCCGACAGCGACATGTAGGAGTTGTACTGGCCGTCGATCTTCGCCACTTGCAGCCCGTACAGGAACGACTCGAACGCGCCGTCGCCGTCGCACGAGGCGATGACGGTGGCCGCGCCCGAACCGGACGCGATCTGATTGATGATGCGCCCGTTCGTCTTGTGGAGCTTCACCGCCAGCGCCGCCGAAATGAACGACTCGACGGATTCTCCCCACGCCCTTCGCTGGAGGATGTCGGCGGTGATGCACAGCCAGTCGACGTTGAGGCACGTCGTTTCGGCGTCGAGGCAAGGCACCTCCACGCACGTCTTCGTGACGCCCTCTTCGAGCTCTTCACAGGTGGCGGTGTTCTCCCCGACGGCGGTGAACACCGTTGAGAAGTCGTAGCCGGTCGCGAACTGGATGGAGCCGCGCGGGATCTGGCGCGTGGGGAGCACGAGCCGCCCGTCCAGGGACCACTGCTCACACAGCGTGTACCAGGACTCGGGGTGGGCGCACCACGCCGCGATGAGCGAATCGCGGGGGGTGCCGCCGATGGCGGCCATGCGCCCGGCGCGGAGCTGGCGCACCCACTCGTCCTGCGCGCGCGCGGCGATGAGCGAGTTCACCTCCGCATCGTTGATGGTGAACTCTTCGAGCTGTGCGGAGTCGCGCTCGATGCGGGCCACGGCGTGCTTCGTGTGGCCGTCGCTGATCGCCTGGCGCCGTCCGGTGAGCGCGAAGCCGCCGCCGGGGACGGGCGCCATGACGCCCGCGGCAGCGTTCGCCGGGAGCGGCTTGCCGTCGCCCTTCGTGAGGAGCACGGGGCCCTTGCCGCCGCCGGGCGACTGCACGTAGGACTTGAGGCGGCCCTTGACGGCACCGGCGAGGCCGGAGAGGTCTTCGAGCGACTGGCCGTTGTGGTAGTTCCCGAAGTCGGCGGCCGCCACGAGCACGGGTTCATTCACCGTGTCGGGGGTGTCGTTGCCGACGCCCGCCCCGGCGAGGTCCGCGACCGAAGGCGCCGAACCACCGCCGCCGCCGCCGTTGATGGGCGGTTCAGGCGCGGGGGGCGTTTCCGACTTGATGCGCTCGGCAACGTTGTTGAGCAGCAGCTCAACAGAGCGGAGGACCGCACGGGACTCGTCACCACCGGCGGTGTCGTCGTCGTCGCCGGTGTCGTCGCCGTCGCCGTCGCCGTTGTCGTCGGCGGCGGGCGCGGCCGTGAGCGCGGCCAGCGCGGCACGGGCGGCCTCGCCGTCGGCGTCGGACGGCGCCAGCGCCGTGAACGCTTCGGCGTTGTCGTTCGCCCACGCCACCAGCTGTGTCGAATAGGCAATGTCATCGTTCGTGAACGACGTGAGTTTCCCGAGCTCGGTGGCGACGGCGCGGACCTGCGCGTCCCACTGCTCGAGCTGTTCGCGGGTGAAGTCCCCGAAGTTGTCGGGGCGCACGAGCTTATCCATGACGGATATCTCCCATCGTGATGCGTGTGTACTGGACACGGGACAGTGAGCCGGTCGGCCCCGCTGTCCCAGGCATCACGAGTCAGGCTTACTCCGCGAGGGTAACACGCGGCCCCCGCACCACACGCATCGTTCAATCACGCGGGTTCGAGGTCCCGAACAGCCGCTTGTGAAGGTTCTGGCAGTAACCCCACACGTCATCGCTGGTCATGTCTTTCACCGGGACCTCTTTCGACACTTCGCGGTGGCAGCGCGTCAAGTCCCCGTCGGTCCCCCACCTGATACGCGCCCCGCCTTCGCCGATAGTCCAGTAGCGTTTCAACGCTTCCGTGTTGCCGACGGCGGCCGTAGCGTCCCCGTCGGCGCTGGCGAGGAACGCCAGGTGTGCGCGTGCCTTCGCGGCATCATCGCCGTTCGGTGTGCGGCCCATGGTGGTCTCCCGCTTCGAGGCGTGCGAGGCCGGACGCGCGGGCGACTCCGGCGTTCCCCCACATCATGGCCTCTTCGCATTTGGTGATGGCGGTGACGCGCTCGCGGCCGGGCGGCACGAGCCGTTCAATGGCCGCGGCGAGCGTGTACGCGGCTTCGCGTAGTTCCTCGTGCGCGTCGGCAATGTGGGGCCCGGCCGGGGGGTGGTAGGCGAACCGGTTGGAGAGCTCATCGACGGAACGGACGGTCATGGTTACGCCGTGACTTTCTTGCGGGAGTCGATGCGGGCGCCGGTCGCGCCGAGCTGGCGGCGGGCCACGATCGCATCGTAGTGCGACTTGCGCACCACCTCTTCACCCGTTTTCGGGTCGACGAAAAACCATTCGTTTTTCTGACAAGACGGGCACATGCGGTGATCCTCTCCTAGTTGCGGGTGATCGCGGCCAGCGCCGAACGCGAGGCGACAGCGGCAAGGGTACGTCGATGCGCTTCCGTCTCGCGTTCGCGTTCGAGCTCTTCGCGGACGACACGGCGCAACGCTTCATCCTCATCCACAGGCGGCGCCGCGGCCGGGCCGGTGGCGGCGATGAGCGTGTAGGCGGCGGCGTTGTGCTTCGTGCGGTGGGTGAAGCCGGGTTCGGCGTGGTCGAGCGCGAGCACTTCGACGAGCTCGGCGCCGGTGCCCCACGGCCGCCAGTCGCCCGACCACACACGGCGGGCGAGGACACGGGCGGCGTCGGCGGGCAGCGCCGGGCGCATGACGCCCGCCACCCACACCGAACCGTCCTCGTTCTCCCCGATCATCACATCGGCGACGGTGGCGCACTGGTCGTAGTGGGCAATCGCGGCCGCCGCCGACCGGGACCCGGGACAGTAGTGGTCATCGATGACGCCGCCGCCGTGGCAGGTGCACCCGGAGCCGACGGCGCCGAGCCCGGTGGTGACGCGCCCGACCTCGAGGGGCCCTTCGCTGGTGATGATGTCGTATCGGTTGGCGACGGCGTAGTTCGATGCCGACTCGGGTGGGGTCACGCATGAAGCGGGCCACGACCGGTGGCAGGCGGCCCGGTTCGTGAGGTGCCCGAAGATGCGGGCGCCTTCGATGCGGTAGCCGGGCTGGTATCCCTCGAGCGGCGGTTCGTTGAAGGCGTCGGCCGGTACCGGTTCGCGGACGGTCGCGACGGCGGCGGCCACGAGCGCGGCCTCATCCGCTTCCCATGGCGGGGTGAGGTCGGTGCCGGTGGCGTCGTTGATGTGCGCGTAGAGGGCGGCGACAACGCCTCGCAACCGTTCCTGGTCGGCTTCGGGGATGTCCACACCCCCGCGGGCGCCTTGCAAGACGGTTGCGACAGCGATAACGCCCGCGGGGACGATGGTGAGTTCGCCGTCGATGATGTCGGCGTATCCGAGTTTGTAGGCGCCCTTCGTGGCCGGGTCGGCGGCGTCGTCGCGGTACAGGAACGCCCGCGCGTAGCACGACCAGGCGGCCGCTTCGGCGCCTTCGGCGTCGACCTCGCAGCGCCCGGCGACGCGCCCGGCGGCGGCCGCGCCATCCCACGCCCGGTCGCGGGGCGCTACGGGGAGGTCGGCGTGGCCTTCGGCGAGGACGGCCGCGACCACCGGCATATCCGCTGGCATCCCTTCGGCGTCGTCGTCGGGCGCGGTCGTCTCCTCTTCGGGGAGGAGCGTTACCGACGTGCCGACGAACGCGGGCATCGACACGAGCGTCACGCCGGGGATGTCGGCTTTCACCACCGACGCCTCCCCGTCGCCGTTGTCCATCACCTCGATAACCGCGGGGTCGACGGACGGCCAGATGGCGCCTTCGGCGGCCATCGCGACCGCCTCTTGCACCCACGGCTGGATACGCTCCATACCGGCCCGGCCGTCGAAGAATTCGCCGGTCGCGGTGATTTCGGCGCCGTCGCCTTCGGGAATGTCCACAGTGTAGAGGTTTCCGACGCGGACACCGCCGTTGTGCGCGGGCACGTTGTCGGGCTGATAGAACACGGCGGCCGGGAGTTGCATGGCCGACCACATGGCGTCGGCAATCATGTTCCCGCGGAGGTCACGGTATGACTGGCCCCGGCGCCCCAGGACCATTGTGAACAGCCTGCCCATGATCGTCTCCTTTTAGGCTCGACGGGCGATGACGTTGAGATTCTGGCCGGGCCGCACGAGGATCGTGGTGCACCGACATTGGATCGTCTCTTCCGGCGGCCCCAGCGGGTCACCAGGCCACCGCAGCATCGAAGGCGGGTCACCGACAGCGAACGCGCCGTCGAGCGGCGCGCGCTGGCCTTCGGCGCGGCGGTGTGATTCGCGGGTGCGGGCGTCGAACGTGGCAACCCATACACGCTCGAACGCGCCGCCGAGCCGCCCCGCCGTCCACACGTGGCCGTCGTAGCGGCCGCCGTTGAGCGCCGAGAGGGTTTCGGTGCGAGCGACGACGGTGGCCCGGTTCTCCCAGTAGGGGGTGCCCGTGGTGTCGAAGATGCCTTCGATGATGTCGGCCAGGTCTTCACCGGAGGTGCCCACGTTCACCGCTTTCGCCACGGCGGCTTGCACGCGCGCATACACCTCGTCGGCGACGCGCACGAGCATGTTGCGGCGCTCCATCGCGCGGGCGACGGCCAGCGCGCGGCCGTCGAGCGCATACGGTTCGCCGGTGACCCGCTGGAATCCGTCGTTCATCGTGTCCACGATGTCGCGTTCGGCGTATTCGGTCATGGCGTCCCACCATGCCGAGCGGAGGCCGGGAATGACGGTGGGATCGTAGCGTGATTCGCGCATCCGGTCGCGTACCAGCGCGATCCAGTCGCGGAGGAACCGCCAGAACGCAGCGAACATGCGTGCTTCGGCGCGGGCGGCGTCGAGGAACGCGGCGAGCCGTTCGGGCATCCACGGATCCGCGCCGCGGCCGTCCCACACCGGTGGTTCATCGGGCATGGGAGGCTCCGGTGAGGCGTGCGAAGCCGAGCACGGCGGCGAGCGCTTCGGGTTCGTGGTCGCGGCGGCGCACGAGGAGTTCCACCGTGTACGCGTTGAGCGCGTTCGTGAGCTGGTCGGTGTCCACGTCGAGCCCGGCGGTGAACGCGGGTAGCTGGTCCCATGCTCCGGCGAGCGCGCGTTGTGCCTGTCCCTTGTTGGGCGCGGTGGCGATGGTGGTGTGGAGGCGGGCGCGGTCGGCGGTTTTGGGCCACGTCTTGACCAGGCGCCCGCCTGCCTTTTCGAGGGCGCGGTGCACGGCGGTGTTCGCCAGGACGGTCACGGCGGCGTCGGTGGGGAGTTGCGCGAGGAGCGAAGCGGTGAGCGCGTCGCCGGAGCCGGTGGCGTCGGCGGCGTCGGGCGGGCCTTGGACGGCGCGGGGCGCGGCTTCGACGGCCGGTGCCGGGGCGGCCGGTTCGGGAGCGGTGGTGCCGTCAATGATGATGCGTTCATTGATGTCGAGCCCGGCGAGGACCCCGAGCGGGCCCGCGGCCAGCTCGGGGTTCGCGACCACGAGTTCCCGGGCGAGCCGTTCGGCTTTTTCCTGCTTGTTGGGGGCGTCGTTCTCATTGAAGTCGCCAGCGCGAAGGGTGGCTTCATCGGAGAGCAATCCGAGCTCGCGGAGTTTCACGGCGTCGCCGAAGCGGTCGGCGCGGACGCGGAGCGGGGTGGTGTCGAACGCGTACGCGTATTCGTCGGGGTTGAGGCTGGTGGTGGTGAGGCCGGGCCGAAGGTAGACGGTGGTGATGCTGTCGGCCATGCGCGACAACAGCGGCTCATAGTGGGTGGTGATGGTTTCTTCGGCGATGCGCCACAGGTTCCAGTGGTTCGTGTTCCCGGCGCCCTCGAGGGTTTCCACGGGTGCATCGAACGCTTGTGCGAGGGCGCGAATCTTCCGGTCGGAGAGTTCGCCGAGCGCCGCCGACAACTCCGACCAGAAATTCAGCAGCTTCACTTTGTCGATGTCTTCGCCGGGGACCTTGAGAATGTAGGGAATGATGCTCGAGGGATGCGAGGGGTCCGAGATGACTTCGGAGGCAATCTCGATGAGCTCATCCATCAGATCTTGGACGGTGCCCGGGTTCCCGTCCTTCCCTGGCAGCGTGAAGCTGTCGGGGACGAACAGGATCCCCGCCCCCGCCAACCGTGAGTCAAGCTCGGCGGATTCGCGTTTCTTGATGGTGTGGAGGATGTTGAGGTCGGGGATAGCGGCCCGGAACGGGGAGTCAGCCTCACGGGAGTGCATCGGGTGCGGCGTCCACACCCGGGCCACCACATCCCGTCCCTTGCGCTTGTCGGTGCCCGGGTCAAGCTGTGCCTGTCCGCCGCCGTACATCGGTGGCCGGTCACAGAGCAGAGTCGCGCTCGTGCCGCCGCCCTTTTGCTTTTGAAAGTCGAACGGTGAGACGACATACCAGCGGTCGCGTTCGCCTTCACCGCGGGCGCCTTCACCGACTTGGAAGTACTCCCCGCACACGAACAGGTTCAACGCGGCCAGGCGGATATTCTCCCGGCGCCGGTCACCGGTGCCGAACGGCGACGCGACATAGGGTTTCAGCGCGGCGTCGTCGGCTTCGCCGAGCACTTCGCCGGTGTCGGGGTCGAGCTTCGCAATGTAGAGGCGGCACCGGGAGACGGCATTGGCGACGGTGTTGGCGACGAACCGGGCGGCCCCAACCACGTCATAAAGCCGGTATGACTCCCGTTGCCACTCCGCGGTGTTCACTTCGAGTTTCGTGCCCGGCCGCCCGTACATAGCCGCGGAGGCGGCCACGATGGAGCGCGCCGCGGGCCGTGTGGGACGTGCCGCCGTCGTGCTTCGTGCCATGCCCGCCCCCCGCGTTCCGGCCCCTTACCTGGTGCTTGTGGCGAGCATACCCGCCGCCAGCGCCAGCGCCGCAACGATGACGGCCCACCCGGCGGCCGCGGTGTCGTATCCGGCGGCGGCGACTCCGGCGGCGAGGGGACCACCGGCCCATGCGTCGAAGGCGGCCAGTCCGGCGGACACCCACACCGATACGCACCACCCGCAGTTGATGAGGACGGCGAGCGGGCGGGTGATGGTGCGCCGGTCGGACCATTCGGTGACGGCCACTCGAGGGGGCCCGGTGATGGAATCGGTGGTCACGAGTTGTGTGAGGCGCGCGGCCGCGAGGGTGTTGAGCACGAACCACAGCGGGAACAGGATGAGCACGCTCCACACCGGGAGCCCGAGCGCTTCGATCATGGGACAAGCGTACGGCCCCCGGCGATGATGCCGGGGGCCGTCGTCTCATGTGTATCTATTGGGCGGGCGCGTTCATGGGCCCGTGCCGGTGCTCGAACGCTTGCGCGGCCCGGCGGCCGCCCGCCCGGGTGGTGTAGCGGCGGCGGTACACCACTATGGGGCCGCCCTTGCCGCGGAGGGACACCACCAGGTTCGCGCCGTCGTAGTGCTCGGTGAGTCGGTAGTCGTGCGCGCGGCCGTGGGCGTGGAACACGTTCACCTCTTCGCTGTCGCGGGCCCATACGAGGTCGGCGCCGCGCGCGTCCGGCGCCGGTGGCACCGGTGGGGAGACGGGGCCGCCCGCGTACTCCACGTCGACGGTGAGCGTGTCGATGCGGATCCCCAAGAGGGCGGCCCACGCGTGCACGGCGCGCTCGGCGTCGGGGCCCTTCACATTGAGCGTGTCGCCGTCGTAGTCGTCCACGAGGAGCCACGAGCCGCGCTCGTGCGCAAGCCATGCTTGCGGGGTGTGCTCGCGGCCGTGGCCGGTGGCGATGATCGCGATGGCTTTACCGGGCTCGGTGTGGTCCAAGCGCGCGGTCACCGTGTGGTGGTCGGCGGGGAGCTGTGCACGGTACTCGCGGGCACAGTCCTCGCACAGTCCGTTGGAGCATGAGCATTCCGGGTTCGCGGTGCCGCCCGCGAGCGCGTCGGCGGCCATGGCGGCGCTGTCGGCGGCGTCGTGCTGGCAGCGGTGGTGCTGGCATTCGGTGGCGCCGGGCTCGGCTTCGGCGTAGCACGTGAACGCACGGCACATTCCGGCGGCGTCAGCGGCGGCGATGAACGTTCCCCACGCGTCGTCGGCGGCGAGCTGGTCGGATTCGGCGCCTGTCTCCTCGAGCCGGTCGGCGGCGCGCATGTACGCCTGGCGGGCGTCGGTGTAGGCGGCGCCGAGCGTGAGGACGTCAACGGCGGGGACCCGCCATGCGGCGCCCAAGCGGGTGTTGTGCTCGACATGCTCGCCGCGGTTGATGCACGGGTAGCCGATGCCGTCGACGGTGGTCCGCTCACCGCACGCCGTGTCGTCGGCGTCGTCGGTGGTGTCGTGCTCGTGGCAGTAGGCGCGGTGCGGGTCGGTGGTGGCTTCGCACCCGAAGATGAGGCACCGGTCGATAGTGTCGGCGGCGCCCCGGTACCGCTCGTAAGCGGCTTCGGCGGCGCTGTCGGCGGCGTCGTCGGTGATGCGGGCGGCGTGGTCGGCGGTGTCTCTGGCGGTGCGGTAGGCGAGCTCATAGGTGCGCTCGCGGTCGGCGGGGGTGGGTTCGGCGTCGGCGATGGGGTCGGCCCACGTTTCGGTGTCGTGGTCGAAGTGCTCGAACGATGCCACGGTGTCGTAGGGGACCTGGCGGCGGTTGCCGGTGATGTCGTCGGCGATCATGGCGCCGTCGGTGCCGGTGCCCGCGATTTTCCCGGTGACGGTGTGGCCCATGGCTGTGTAGATCTGGACATCGGTACCGGTGGGGAGCGCGGCGAGCGCGGTGGCGTAGGTGGGGGTGGCCGGGGCCGTGGGGGCGGCGCTGGCGGCGTCGGCGAGGGCGCGGAGGGCGGCGCGCTCGCATCGCTTGCACAGGTTGCGGCCGCCCGTGGTGCGGGCCTGGTCGAGGATGGCGGCGAGGTCATCGCGGGAGGCCGCGAACCCCATGCGGTGGCCGGAGCGGGTGAGGGCGGCGCAAGCGCTGGTGGCGTAGTAGCCGACGACGCCGGTGGTCGCGGAGTTGTCGGTGGCGGGCCCGGTGGTGCGTTCGGGGATGCCTTGGATGTGGTTCGTTGCCCTGGTGTAGCGGATGGAGTAAGCCATGATGTTCGCCTCTTTCATGTTTGCGTATGCGTACCGTATCACACGGGGGTGACGACACAGGAACGGCCCCCCCGCCATGCGGTGGGAGGGCCTGTCAACGCGATCGGAACCCCTCGGGAGGTTGGCTGATCGCCCCTAGCGTACCCACTGCCGAAGCGACGCCCGGTACGCGGCGTGTCGCTCGCGCTGTCGCTTCCCCAGCGCCGCCCACGCCCGCCCGGCGCGCCGGAGCTGTTCAGGCACCGGCCCGACGTAGGCGGCGTAGTCGCGCCCGGTGAGGCACCCTGACTGGCGGGCCGCGGTCACGTACCCGGCGAAGAGCACCGTGGCCTCCTCGATGCGCTGTTCGATGCACGCGTTCCGGGCCGCATCGACGCGCTCGGCGCGGGCGATATCGGCCAGCTCCCGTGCGATGTCGGTGGTCACGGATAGGAACCGCCACGAGCATGAGGTGAACACCGCTTCGAGGTTCACGGGCAAGACGTGGAGGTGCCGCCATGCGGTGATGGCGCCGGAGTCGGCCGCCTCGAGCTGGTCGAGGGACTGCGCGCCCTTCGGGTAGTCGCCGAAGATGCGGAAGTGCCGGAGGCCGCCGGACCCCAGCGGCCAGCGG